CTCCAGTTTCCAGAGCCGGCGCATAGGCATTCAGTTCGAGAACCGTTTGCAGGTAGCCCGTATGAACCGTGCTATCAAGCGTTGGAGTTGCAATCAGCAGCTTCATGGGGCAGTAGAAATGTTGAGGTCAGCACGGTTTCAACCTGTTTGAAATCCTGCGTTTGATTGGCAAGCATAAGCTGTGCGCCGACCTTGCGGATATGCGGCAAAATCTTGGTTGAGAAATCGGGGTGTTGCCGCATCGTGGCGATATGGTCATATCCGATGCCGATGGCGTTGGCAAGCAGCATGTTTTCAGCGCGGGCCTTGAGTTCTTCTGCCCACTCGTCGCGCTGCATGGCTTGCTCCATTTTCAAAATGTCAGCGTCCCAATGCTTGCACATGGGTTTGAGTTCGGCAAGTAGGGCATTGATCTCTTGCAGTTCACGTTTTGCGCCTTCAAGATTCAACTCGAAGTTTTTCCGCATCGCCTGCTGCTTAATGAGTTCGGCTTGAGCACGCAGACGTTCCGATTCAGACGTGGCGGAGTTGATTTTCTCTTGCCATTCCAGTTCATTCGCTCTTTGCTCAAGGAGACTTGCTTCGCCCGATGCAACGTCCATTTCAACTTGTTCGCCTTGCGCGTACAAAAGGCAGTAGGCCGCGTCTGGTGTGTAGCAAGACCCGGCGAGAAAATGCCGCAGGGCGAAAGAGGAATGTTTCCGATGATTGTTGACGATCATTAGCAATTTACTCTTGGGTTTGGGGCGCAGGCGGCTAGCGTATATGCCGCATAACTCAAATTCCCACCTGCTACGGCGGTGTTGCTGGAATAGGTGTAAACGGAGGTAGTGCTTAGGGCGGCGCCGTTGTAACCTCCTCCAAACACGCCAACTGTGCTATTCCCTGCAGCGGCTAGCTCATATGCCGCATAACTCAAATTCCCACCTGCTACGGCGGTGTTGCTGGAATAGGTGTAAACGGAGGTTATGCTGGAGCCGCTGCCTCCTCCAAACACGCCAACTGTGCTATTCCCTGCAGCGGCTAGCGCATTTGCCGCATAACTCAAATTCCCACCTGCTACGGCGGTGTTGCTGGAATAGGTGTAAACGGAGGTAGTGGAGACGGGGCCAACGCCCCCACCAAACACGCCAACTGTGCTATTCCCTGCAGCGGCTAGCGCATTTGTCACATAACTCAAATTCCCACCTGCTACGGCGGTGTTGCTGGAATAGGTGTAAACGGAGGTTATGCTGGAGCCGCTGCCCCCACCAAACACGCCAACTGTGCTATTCCCTGCAGCGGCTAGCTCATTTGCCGCATAACTCAAATTCCCACCTGCTACGGCGGTGTTGCTGGAATAGGTGTAGACAGAAGTGGTGCTGCCGCTGCCGCCAAACAAAGCAAATGTCCCCACCTTTCCACCGCCACTCAACCCCCAAGGAATAGAAATAATCATTTCATTCCCCTTAGTAAGTCAAGAACAGCGAGATCGCCGCATTTGCCAGCGTTTTATCTGCCGTGCTACCCACCTGCACAAACAGCGCATCGCCGGGGTTGAACATCACTGACGCACCGGAAGTCGTGGAAAATGTTCCTGATGCAGCGCCCGCCGCATAGGTGATCGTCCCGACTGTGGTCAACGTGGTTGACCCTGCGGTCATTTTGAGGATGTTGATTGTTTGTGCGGCGGTTGCTGCGGCTGTGGCAACTGCGTAGCTGCCCGCGCAATTCCCCGGCAACGTGACCGGCACGCCAGAGCCATTGACCTGCATGGCGTTGACATAGGTGCCGATGTAGGCGTTGCTGGACAAAGTGCCTGCTGCCCCTGCTTCAACAATGAGATTGCGTTGCTGATAGCGCGCATCGGCTTGCGTTTGAGTCAGGCCGCTGCCCGCCACGCCGCTCTGAATAATCGGCGCGTTGGGCGCAATGGCAATATTGCTGCTGGTGATGGTCGATTGCCCGTAGGCTACCGTGACCACAAACGCCGCCAGATAGCCCGCATCGGGCGAAGGCGTGGCTTGAGTGCCGGTCGTTGCCGCAGCTCCTGCTTTGACTTGCACCGAGCATTGGCCTTGACGCACGGTGTTTTGCGCCGTGCCGCTATTGTTTGGGCCGCTGTAAGGCTGATTCGGGGTGCTGGCGTTGTAGTAGGGCAGCACAACCGATGCCGTATCGGTGTCGAAATAACCGATCTCGATCAAGTAGTTGATCGAATAGCCGGGAGTCGTTGGCGCGGGGCAAGACAGCGTGACGGCATCCCACAAAATGCCCTGTTTGAGAACCTGGTGCGCATCGGCGGCAAGGCTTGAATAAGCCGAGCTGTCCAGCGCCATCATCTGATAAATCTGCCCCGGCGAGACTTGGACATTCAGACTGGCTGGCGCAGTCGGTGTGCAGGTGAAATCCACCAGCAACGGCCCTGAGCCGAGTAGCGTTTTGGCGAGCTTTGCCAAACCCGCGAGCGCAAACTTGTTGGTGTTGAGAATGTCGGTTTCGAGCGGCACAGCGCCCGGATAGACGATGACACGATCCATGATGAAGGGTACTCCGGTTGTTTAGAGGGGAACAACTGGCCCGTAGGTCAGCGGGGCATTGAGAATGCGCGTCCAGATCGTTGATCCTTCTGGCCGCACGCGATTGATGGCGTCATAGATTGCGCCGTCTTGCGGAATGGTTTGATTGATGTCGGCATACGCGCCAGTGTCGGAGTAGCCAATCATGCCCGAGCGATAGCCGCCCACTAGTCCGGTGTAGGCAGGCTGCGGGCGATAGACCGTCACAAAGGCTTGATACGGTGTCTGCGCAACCGTGGTGCCGTAATGGCCTCCGGCGGTGTAGCCTGCGCCACCGGCGCGATAGCTGCCGCAGTCAGCGGGCCGGGTCGTTTCGATGATGTCCGGGTCGGTGCCGGTCACGGCGCCCACTGCCGTCTTGATTGCGGATCGCGTGACAACCTGGCTGAAAACGCGCTGCCGAATGCGGAAGGAAAGCGCGCTGTCGGTTTCGCCGGGGTTGCGCGTGAGGTTTGGGCCGTAAAAGTCCCATGCCGCAATGTCTAGCATCGGCGCCGTTGCCGTTTGCAGCCTCGTCTGCGCGTGCAAGGCGCATATCTCGCTGTAAACCTGCGCCCATGCTTGCGCACTACCCATCTGCAACGCGCTGACGTTTGGCGGGTTGTCGCCAAACCAGCCGCGCGGCAATGCGGCATGCAACCGGGCGAACATATCGTCTTGCGTGCCGGTGGGGGCCGGTGGGCACTGCACAATGCTGCTCGGCAATGAATAGGCGTTTTGCGCCAGGGAAAAGCCCGTGATGTAACCCTGCAAGCCTGAAACGGTCGGCGTAACGCCTTGCTGTGGCGACGTCATCACGAAGCGGAACCGCACTTTGCTGTATGCGAAAGCCCCGTTGCGCACCATCCCTGGCCACCATGATCCATTGCGCATCACATGCCATGTGGCGCCGCTGTCGTAGCTGCAATAGCCCGTCACGGTGCAAAGCGCCGGGAGCTGAACAGACCACAGAAGCTGACCGATGGCTGTCATCGTGACGGGATTGATCGCCACGTCGGTGGAGTCGGCGGAAACTTGAATCGTCGTGCCCAGCAGCGCAAGATCGGTGTAACTCAGATACCCCTTGCCGTAACCGCCGATGTTGCGATAGCCCGATGCGTAAGCAATGGGCGACGACGGCACAAATGACGGCGAGATTTGCAATGCGCCGTTGTTGACCGCGCAGCCGTTGAGCGTCCAAAGCTGGAACGGCGGCACAGCCACCGTCTGCGTGTTGTATGTCCTCATGCCGTGACCGTCCCAGCCTTGATAACCTGCTGCGTGGTGCAGGGTAGATCAGCGGTGCCGCCGTTGAGCAGTAGCCCGCTGACTTCTTGCACGCCAGGCACGGCATAGGCCACGCTGTAGAGGATGCTCCACATCAACGGCTGCCCAAGCTGCAAGCTGTTGATGTAATTCGTGACCGCCGTAACCACATTGGCCTGAACGGTCGCGGCTGAATAACCCGGCTGCGCCGTCACATTGCAAGTCACATTCGCTGTAACGATGACGGGCGCGTACACATTGAACAGCGTGCCGACCGGGCGCACAGCGTCAATTGCCGAAGCTGCTGCGGTGATAAGCGCAGATGGTGGGCTTCCGGTGCCATTGTCAACCACCACATAGAAGTAGCCGAGTTGCTGCGCCCCGGCGTAGTTCTGGTTCTCGGTCAGCGTGTAGGTGATGCCCTGCTGCATCGATGCCAGCGCATAAGCAATGGCGTTTTTGGTGCCCTTCTCGAAACTGCCGAGATAAAGCTGAAAGCGATTTCGAAATGCCGCGTCCGTTTCCGCGTCAATACCGTTTGTAATTGCGGCAGGATTGGTGACAGTATCGACGTTCTGAATGCTGGATGTCAGCGATGTCAAAACGCCAATCTGCACATTTCCCGCTGCGCCTGGTGTAACGGCCTGCGCGGTCACATTGCCAGATGCAATCCCTGCTGGAATAAGGTAAGCATTCAACGCAACAGAAAACAGCGGTTGCGTTGTATCGGCAATCACGGCATAAGTTACGGCGCCGTCTTGCGATTGAACCTGCGTGCCTACGGGAATCGTCGCTGCGTTCGTCGCGGTGTACCGGGAAAAAGTCAGCGTGCCGGTCGCGTTCGTTGCGGGAAGTCGCGTCAGGCCGAAGTCGGCCATCCATGAATCCAGATCAGGCCCTTGCGACGTGCTGGCCCGCGTGGTCGCCAGAACATCGACGATCAGGCTTTGCAGCCACATGACCACGCTTGCATCGGCCTCGGCCAAGGCAAGCTCAGGACTGCCGAGGTTGAACGGCAGAGGGGCTTTTGCTTGCGCAGCCGTCGCAATCTGCTGGACAACTTGCGAGAAGGTGAGTGTGTTCAGATTAGCCATTGGCGACGTTGAAGCTCAAAGTTTGCAACTGGCCGCTGGGCCGGTAGGTGTATTGGATGGTTACGCCCAGCAGATTCGGCTGCGTGGTGTCGAACGTGATTTTGGGCAACGGGTTCGTGCCCACATCGGGATCGGTGAGAATTTGGCCCCGGAACTTTGCTTTGAGCGTAGCAAGGACGGCAGGCGATAGCGCCGCACCGACGTACTTCCCGGCTCCGATCCCGTAGGAAGGATGCCATAGGTAATCTTGCGCGCTGGTGAGCAGCACGCGCAGCAGGCGCTGCGACACACGGTCGATTCCCGTTGCGATAGCGACATCGCCATTGGGCGCAAGCTGAATGTCGTTTCCGTACCAATGGGCGATGCTCATACGGTTGCGCTCGGGGTAGAGGTGTTGCCGCCGCCAGTCTGCACGCCGCCGTGCGTGTGGCCGTCATAGGCGCTGCGCAGGGATGCGACGGAACCATGCGCGCCGTTCTGGTCGCTGATGTTCTGGCTGGCCTGGATGTTGCCGTTCGTCTGCACGTTACCGTTGATCGTGGTGTTCGCGTTG